GCCCAGCGGTTGCCTGGCTAGAATCTCTACACCTGGTTGGCCCAGACCGGCTGGGCCGACGACATGATCCAGGTGTGGTTCGACTGGGCCATCGGCCAGGCCACCTACGACGTCACCGGCAAGAAGACCTTCGATCCCGCCCGAGACATCAACCAGGTCCGGCCCGGGGGCAAGAGCCTCGCTACGAGTATGCAGGAGACGGAGACGAGGAACGCCCAGAAGGAAGCCAATATGGGCAACGCCCAGTACCAGTCGTACATGGACTTCCAGAGCGCTGCCAGGGGCCTCATCACCGCCCTGGAGAAGCTGGATGACACCATGAACGGCGTCTACAAGGGCATCGGCAAGGCTGGCCCTTTGGCGGGCAACGCCGGTAACGCCCTCGGCGGGGCGGTGAAGGGCGCTGGCATCGGCGCCACCATCGGCACGCTCATCGAGCCAGGCGGCGGCACGGTCATCGGTGGAGCCATCGGAGGCCTCGTCGGCGGGGCGGCGGGCTTCTTCGGCATCGGTGATCCGGGCGACAACGGCACGTCCCAGATGAACCCGGACGTGCGCAAGCGGGTCAACACCATGATGGCGGCGAACCCGGCTCTGCGGGTCAACTCGGGCTATCGCACGAGTATGCAGCAGAAGCGGCTCTACGAGTCCGGGAACCCCAACGTGGCCCGCCCTGGCCGGGGTCAGCACACCAAGGGCAACGCTGCCGACATCGGCCCGGCCTCGCAGTACGGGTGGCTGGCCAAGAACGCCAAGCGCTTCGGCCTTGACACCGCTGGGCACCTGGGTGAGCCGTGGCACGTGCAGGTGGCGGGCACCCTGAGCGGAGTCGGAGACGCTGAGTCTTTCCAGCAGTGGTCAGCCGAGACATCAGCCCAGCACAACGCTTTCCTGGTGGCCTCGGCGTCAGCAAAGCAGGGTGCAGGTGGCTCCAGTGCGGCTGCTGTCACAGCACCGTCCATGGCCGCTGCTGCCGGTGGCTCTCCGGATGCTGTGGGCCTCGACGTGGTGGGCAAGGCCCTGTACTCCGCAGGCTTCCGGGGTGACGACCTGGTCAACATGATGGCCATCCCCTCCCGGGAGTCCAGCTACGTCCCTGGTGCGCACAACCTGAACCCCAACACTGGAGACGACTCCTGGGGCCTGTGGCAGATCAACGTGGCCCCCGGCGCCAACGGGGCCACCTTGAAGGCGGTCACCGGCTCTGACGACCCCAACCAGTTGACCGATCCCGCCACCGCCGCCCGAGTCGCTTTCGAGATGTACAAGCGCTCCGGTAACACGCTGCGGCCGTGGGGCGGGTACAAGGGCATGTCGAACACGTACAACGTGAGCGACGATGCCATCGGCGCCGCCCGTTCGATGGCTCAGAGCCTCTGGCCCAGTGGCTACGGCGATCCCTCGGGCGGCGCTAGTGGCAATGGCGGTTCCACCAGCGTGACGCACTCGCCGGTCGTCTTCAATGCCACCTTCAACATCTCGGCTTCGGGCGGTGGCGGCGGGGCCATGGACCTTGACGGCCTGGCCCGGCAACTAGCACCCAAGATCGAGTCCGTAGTCCGTCGAGCAGTAGGGGCCACACGATGAGCGTTGATTCCGACATCGGTTCGGGGAGTGATCGCAGCCCGAGCTACAACATCGGAGGGGCACCGCCCTACGGCTGGACGGGTACCCCGGGCTACAACCCCTTCCAGGCTCCCAGTGAGAAGGAGACGTTCGGGGAGGTGGCGCTCTACGAGCGCATGGACTGGACAGGTGGTGTCACTGCCGACGCAGCCCAGAAGGAGTTGCAGAACCCGCCCTTCATCGGCGTGGGGAGCACCAGCGCCCGGGTTCCGGGGCACATGGCCAACAGCAGCAACCCGGCCATCCCGCACCGCATCCTGCGGGGCTACATGCGCCGCTTCGACACCAACCCGGCGAGTACTGACAACGCCTCGGACCCGTCGAAGAGCTACAAGGCCCGGCTCTTCTTCATGTGGAACCCCCAGTTCATCGAGCGCACGTACGCAGCGCTGGAGGACATCCAGCAGTTCCTCAACCTCACCAACCAGGCCAACGGGCCGGTGAACAATGAGGACACGCAGCCGTACTTGAAGACGGAGGTGGGCTTCTCTCTGGTCTTCGACCGGCAGGAGGAGGTGAACCGCTTCCCGAACCACCCTGGCTGTCTGGTGGACCTGGCGGTGTTCGACCTGCTGTCGAGAGGTGGCTCCCCAGCCGGACAGATGACCAAGGAGGCGTTGAAGGCGCTGGACGACGCTGGTGGGACGGTGGCGGGAGGCCCGTCCAGCAAGAGCCTGATCTTCAACCCCGGCATCAAGATCGCCGTCATCTTCTCGCCCTACATCGTCTACTTCGGCAACATCATCGACGTGCGGGCCACCTTCGAGAAGTTCTCGCACCGCATGACGCCTACTCGTATGACGCTGGACTTGAAGATGCGGCTCTACGCCTTCGGCAGCCTGAACCAGTTGAAGGCCTCGGACCAGGCAGCGGTGTCCTCTTCAGCTTCAGCAGCGGCATACCAGGCGGGGCCTCTGGGAGCAGTGGACCCCACGACGGTGACGGCCAAGAGCCAGGACGAGAAGGACCGGCTCAACATCCAGGGGGCCAGGGACGCCATGTCCTGGGGTGAGCACTGGATCGGCAAGGTCAACTACGAGGCCGGGGCGACCCGGTGTGCGAACGCTGGAGCGGACAGCTACGACAAGCCGGACTCCAACATCCCGCTGGCCTTCGACTGCTCCAGCTTCGTGGCCCGGTGTTTCTGCGTGATCGGGTGGGGTCCCACACTGGGCATCGACCCTTGTTCTGACACCAACGGGTTCGAGACAGCGATCAAGAACAACCCCAGCGCCTGGTACGTGTACTGGTTCAGCAACGAGATGATGCGTGCTCAGAACAACGGAAGCTCCACCAGCGCTGTGTTCACCGTGCTGACCAGTCAGATCCGGCCCGGGGACTGCATCCTGCGCTCCGGTACCGGCCCCAACGGACACATCGCTTTCATCCATGCGGTCATCGAGGCAGGTAAGACCTACGAGATCTTGCATACCAACACCTCGAAGCCGCCCAACAACAAGGTCCACCTGGACACCTACACCCTGGACCACATCGTCAACGGCGACGGCAACAGCATGAAGCCGTACACGCACCTCATCCGGGCGCAGCCCATCCCGCTGGTGAAGCCAGCCGAGCAGAAGGCTGCCCCGAGCAACCCGGCGCCGCAGATGGTGATGGCCCGGTCCACGATCTCTCTGGCTGGGCGGTTCTGATGATCACCGCTGCCTCCCGCTACACCCAGGGCGAGGCCTTGTGGGTCACCACCAAGGACCCTGACGTGGGCCGGGGCAACAAGCTCACGGTGTTCCTCAACACCGTCACCTACCTCACCAGCCCCTACTCCGTGGCGCTGGTGAAGGAGACGGACGACATGAGCCTGTTCGCTTTCACCGCCTACGCCGACCCTCGGCGGTGGTGGGTGATCGCTGATGCCAACCCGCAGGTGTTCCACCCTTGGGACGCCCGCCCTGGCCAGTCCGTGCGGGTGCCGTCGTGACTACCTCCCCCTCGCTGGTCCAGCCTGCTCGCAGCCCGACCACCGTCATCGGGGACATCCGGGTGAACGAGCGTTCCATCCTGGTCACTCCCACGCACGGCACGCTCACCCGCAAGGAGGATGAGCACGACACCGCCAGCATCTTCGTGGTCACCGGCACTCGTGCCACGGACTTCGATCAGCTACCGAACCAGCGCATCGAGTTCGCCTACGGCACTCCCGGCAACAAGAGCACCTTCCAGGGTTATGTCAACAGCGTGATGCCGCAGAAGCGGTTGGTGGGTAACCAGACTGTCACCGTGCAGGAGATCTTCTGCTACGGGGCCTCGATGGTGTTGAAGGGCAACGTCCCCCGCTTCTTCACGTCATTGACATTGACGCAGATGATGCAGCGCATCGTGAGCGAGGCCAACCTGGGCTTCTCCGACGAGTTCCGCAACGACACGATGGTGTGGCGCTCTCTGGCCCAGACCTCGGAGTCGGACTGGGAGATGTTGCTGGCCATGGCGAACCGCCTGGCTGCTCGCATCCTCTACGACCAGGGTGTCGTGCGCCTCATCGACTACCGGGACATCGCCTACCGCATGCTCCCGGTGCGCAAGCTCCTGAGCGGGAGCATGGACCCGGACTTCTCGGCCTCCGAGACGGGCAACTTCGGGTCGGGCGCCGTGGTCGAGTACGTGCCCATCAGCGTCGGTGTCCAGGACCCGGCCTACCGCACGCCCACCACCGCCTACCTGGCCGGGAAGTCGGCCGTGGTGCTGACCCCGCCGCTGGCCAGGCTCACGGCTCAGCCCTCGGTCATGAAGAACACCTGGGGGTCGGCACTGGTGGGCCGCTTCGCCACCGACATGCCTGCGTCATCACAACAAGAGGCCGAGATCATCCAGCAGGGCTTCTACAACCCACCGTGGCCCCAGCAGGCCGAGGTTCGCATCGAGGGGGACGCCACCGCCTCTCCTGGCACCGTGGTGCAGATCTCCTCGAAGCGGGGGCAAACCATGTCCCCGACCTACGACGGTCTGTGGTACGTCAGTGGGGTGCAGCACGACATCGGCCTCAACAAGCGCTTCTACACCGTGCTGACCGTGGGTCGGCAGGCTGAGCGGGGCATGAACTGGTATCAGTACCGGCCGTTCTGGCTGAGTGACAAGCGTGGCCCGCCCACTCTGCGCTCGTCGGGCGCTGGACAGTGGATCTCGAACTGGAGGTGACATGCAGGCGCTCAGATTCCCCTTCCAGATCGACATCTACGGGCACGTCTCTGTTGTAACAACGTACCCGGAGGTCATCCGTGGGCAGTTGATCGACGTGCTGATGACCAACGAGAACGAGCGGGTCATGCACCCCACCTACGGCGCCAACATGGAAGCGGCCCTCTTCGATCCCACTGACGTGTTGGTGCAGGCTGATGCAGCCCAGCAAGTGTCTGAGCGGATCACCACCTTCGCTCCCCGGGTGAACCTGCGGGACGTCAGGTTCTCTGCGGACCCTCTCCAGCCAGGCAGGCTCTTCGTGGACGTCAGTTACTCGGCCGGGGCCTTCGATGAGGCTCGCTCTCTGCGCATCCCGGTCGCCAACTTCCTGAGCGAGGAGTCCTCGGTATGACCGCACCCATCGAGATGGACTACACGAACAGGGACTACGACTCTCTCGTCTCCTTCCTGGTGAGCGCCGCCCGGGGGTTCATGCCCGAGTGGGTCACCGTGGGCGAGACAACCGACTTCGGAACTTTGTTGTTAGAACTGTTTGCTTACGTCGGAGACGTGACCAACTACTACATCGACCGGGTCGCTGCCGAGCCGTTCCTGGCCACTGCCCAGCGTCGTCAGAGCGTCCTCGGCATAGCCGACATGCTGGGGTACACCCCCATCGCCCAGCAGGCTGCCTCGGGCATCGTCACCTTCACCCTGGACGACACCGCCTACCTGAACAGCACCACCACCATCCCGTCAGGGACCGTGGTGCAGACGGGCCAGAGCGAGGGCCAGGGGGCCGTCTTCTTCGAGACGACCACCAACGCCTACCTGGGCCAGTCGGTGCGCACCGCTGACATCGGTGTGAACGAGGGCCGCACCATCGCCACCGAGTACGTGGCGATCTCCAACGGCGCCCCCATGCAGGAGTACGTGCTGATGAACGCCGGGGTGATCCACCGCAGCACCCGGCTTTACGTGCAGGAGACGGACACCTCCGTCATCGAGTGGAGCTACGTGGACAACCTGGTGGTGGCCGACCCCGACGCCTCGGTGTGGACCACCTACCTGGACGACCAGCAGTTCCTGCACATCGTCTTCGGAGACAACGTGGCCGGGCGCATCCCGCCCAACGGCGCTCAGGTCACCTGCTCCTACCGCTACGGCGCCGGGGCACGAGGCAACGTGGCCGGGGGCACCATCACCCAGATCACACCACCGATCGCTGGCGTGAGCGTGGTCAACGCCGCCGACAGCCCCTGCAACGGCGGCGCTGACAACGAGTCGATCGACCAGATGCGCTACTCGATCCCCCGAGCGGCCAAGCTCCGGGACCGGGCCATCACCCTCCAGGACTTCGCAGACCTGGCCCACCAGGTACCCGGTGTGGCAAAGGCCACAGCAACGGGCCAGTTCTACACGAACATCAAGGTGTACATCGCCCCGGTGGGCGGGGGCTACCCCTCGGTTGACCTGCGGGCAGCGGTGGACACCTACCTCACCGAGCGGGCCTTGGTGGGCACCGCTGTCGATGTCCACCCGCTGAGCACTTCCGAGCAGTTGTATCAACAGATCCACCTGGCGCTCGACGTCCACGTCCGCAAGGAGTTCGGCCAGTTGACCGTGGCCAATGGCGTGCGGGACGCCATGACCGCCCTCTTCGCCTTCGACTCCTCGGACTTCGGCAAGTTCTACTCCCAGGGCGACGTGTACCACGCTGCGCTGGCCGTCACCGGGGTGGACTACATCGTCTTGAAGGCCATGCAGTTCTACGCCGCCGACAACAGCACCCTTGTGGCTCCCGCCATCGGTGACCTCACGGCCAGCCCGATCCTCATCCCGCTGCTCGACACCACCGACACGATCAAGTTCGTGCTCACCCCCATCGGGGGCCTGACGTGACGGACTTCCGCCCCTTCACCATCCGGCGCACCATCGGCGGCGACGTCGTCCGCTCGACCGCTGGATGGCACGGAGCGCTGCGGTACGGCCCCGTCCAGGTCCCGTTCGACATCGTGGACGGGACCACTCTCGACGGCATGCCCATCGGGTATGACACTGGCCTCGTCACGGTGCGGATTCCCCCCACCGTGCCGTGGGTTGAGGCGGTACTGGTGCGGGGTGCCTTCGGGCCTCCCACCACACCGCTGGACGGGGTGCCGGTCTGGTACGAGGAGGGCCACGATCCTCACGACCCGGACCAGTTCAGCCAGATGGTCATGGACACGCCGCTCACCGGGGGCTACTGGTATTACTACACGCTCTTCCTGTACTTCGGCTCGCCCCCCACCTGGCTGGCTGCGGCCACCGTGGCGCTGCTGGTGCCCCGCAACTACGGCACCGCCGAGAAGCTGTTCAGCCTGATCCCGCAGTTCTACCAGTCCACCGACGATCAGCAGGCGGCTGACGGGCGCAACGGACCGCTGCGGAAGTTCACGGCCATCCTGGGTTATGACAACGACTACGAGCGCACGCTCCTCGACGGCGTGCTCAACGTATACGACCCGGACCGGGCGCCCTTGAAGTTCGTCCAGCTACTGGGCACCAACCTGGGCCTTCCCA